ATCAAGATTGGTACGCGGAATTACCGCATCGTCAGCGTTGACTCAACTACCGTGCTCACCGTCGAAAACATTGACGATCCCGGCCCGCTTGTGGCAGCAGGCGCAGTGCTACAATTCTGGGATGTTAATCCTGCATCGCGCACGAAAGTTTGGATGAGCCAAGCGGAGAAATGGCTCATTGTGAACGATGGGCAATCGGTTCCGCTGTTTTTCGATGGTGCCTCTACCCGGCGCTCCGTTCTCGTGGGAGCCAATCCAGAACTTCCCATCGCGCGTATGTCAACGTACTGGATGGGCAGAGTGTGGCAGGCCGGTCCCGACGGGCGCACCTTCCTCGCAGGTGACGCCGTGGGCGGCGCCAGCGGCACTGCTGCCCTACAGTTCCGCGACGCCGTCCTGCACGTCACCGAGAACACCTACCTCGCCACGAACAAGGTATTCTACGTGCCCGGCTCGGTCGGCGACATCACCGCGATTCGCGGCGTGCCCACGCTCGACTCGTCGCTCGGCCAAGGCCCGGTGCAGATTCTTACGCCGTCCGTCGTGTTCTCCTGCAACGCGCCGACGCTCACCGCCGACTGGGCCACCGTCACCAACCCCATCCTGACGGTGTCGCAGGTCGAGTCCGGCGGCCTCGGCCAAGAAAGCACCGTCCTCGCCAACGGCGACCTCATCTACCGCAGCCGCGACGGCATCCGCTCCCTCATCCTCGGCCGACGCGAGTTCAATACCTGGGGCAATGTGCCCATGTCGCGTGAAGTCTCCGCCGTCCTCGACAAGGACGATCCCGCCCTGCTCGCCTACTCCACCGCCGTCGTGTTCGACAATCGGCTGCTCATGTCCGCCTCGCCCGTGTTCACCCAGCACGGTGTCCTTCATCGCGGTTGGGTCGCCCTCAACTTCGACCTCATCAGCTCGCTGCGCGGCAAAGCGCCTAGCGTCTATGACGGCGTCCAGACCGGCATCGAAGTCCTCCAGTGGGTCAAGGGCACCTTCGACGGCGTCGAGCGCTGCTTTGCCTTCGTTCTCTACCAAGCCGAGGAAATCCAGCTCTGGGAACTGCTGCCGTCCGCGCAGACCGACCTCATCGACGACAGCAACGCGCCCGTCGTCTGGTCGCTCGAAACCGCCGCGCTCGACTTTGGAGTTGGCGATGCCCGCTCCAAATTCCTGTGCCGACTCGAAGACGGCGAAATGTACTTATACGACCTGCGCGGGCGCATCGACTGGTCTGTTTATTGGCGTGCGGACGAGTATCCTTGCTGGACTTTGTGGAGCCGTGGTGCAGCGTGCGCCGCGCTCCCGTCTTGCGAAGGCGACCCGCTCACCGGCTGCGCCCGACTCATAAACGCGCCGCCGCAAAACCGCGACCCCATCGGCTTAGGAAAACCAGAGGGTGGATGCGAGTTCATCAACGACCGAATGCTCACGGACGGCAAGCGCATCCAGTTCCGGTTCGTGTTCATCGGGCACGCGCGATTCTTTGGCGCATCGTTTCGCGCCAGTCTCGTGCCCGAACCCAAATTTGCTCGACCTGCGTGCGTGTTGCTGGAAGACTCTGCGTAACCTATGGCACGCACCCCCAAACAATACACCTGCGCCCGATGCGGCAAGCTGTTTATGGCCGATTGGAAGAACCCAAAGTACTGCTCGCGCGGTTGCCTCGGGAAGGCAACCATCGGCAAAGCGGGCGCAGAAAGCCGATGGTGGAAAGGCGGACGAAGCGTCAAACCCGGTACGTATGTGAAGGCTTGGACAGGCCCAAACGAAGTTCGCAGTGAGCATCGCGTGATAGCAGAACGAGCCTTGGGCCACGCGCTACCACCAAGGGCGGTGATTCATCACTGGGACGAGGACAAGACGAACAACGACCCACGCAACCTCGTCATTTGTGAGGACACGGCTTACCACGCCTTGTTACACGCACGCAAACGCAGGCTGGACGATACAGGCTCACTGGAATTGAAGCGGTGCGAAGTGTGCGGGACTGTGAAGGCGTTGGTCGAGTTCGGGGCGGCGGCGGAAGAATGGGACCGCAAACGCAGGGCCTGCCGTGCTTGCGACCGCGCTCGCAACCTCGCGTACTACTACAAAGCACGGGCACAAGGCAAAGCATGGGCACTCCGTCACAAGTAGAATGCCTCACAGGCCCAGATTGCTGCGCCGTACCCTCGCCGCCCTTCTATGGCCAAGGGATTACGGCGCTGAACGCGCAGACCGGCTTTATCCTCAACTGCCCTCCGGGGTTTTCGTGCGATGCTGGATTTTACCCCACGCTCATAATTGTGAGGCGCGGTGAGATACCATTCACGCCATCCATCGGACAAAACCCGTTGAGGTTGCAGTGCTGTGATGGGTCCACGGCGGTTAGGTTCTTGGCCGATGGGTTTACGCAGTCGGAGTTTTATGCGGCTGCGCAGAGCTTAGTGAACGAAGCGGCGCAGAAGCTCGCGCAATGCAAAGCAGACTTGTATAATTCGCAGCACGCACGTCGCATCCCGCGTTGCGCCATCAGCACCGCCGCGACCCTGCCTGCTGGCACCGTCGGCGACGCCTACTCCGAGACGCTCGCGCAGACCGGCGCAACCGCTCCGGTGACGTGGTCGCTCGTCTCGGGCGCACTGCCCGCTGGCTTGTCGCTGTCCAGCGCGGGCGTTATCTCCGGCACGCCGACCACCTCCGCCAGCTACGGCTTCGTCGTTCGCGCCACCGGCACCAACAGCGCCTGCACGAAGCTGTTCAGCCTCACCGTCAATGCTGCGACCGCGCCGTGCGCCCTGTTCGTGGGCGACGACACCTCCTACGGCTCGTTCCCGTTGCCCGGCCCGGTCAGCAACGCGACCTGGACCGGTCTCGCCCACGGTGCCTTCGAGTTCCGACTCGTGTCCGGCGCCTACAAGTTCCACGACGACGATTGCCCCGTGTTCACCGAAGACCAGTACTGGGTCAGCGCCCTGAGCCAGATGACGTGGACGACGACCAACGCGCAGAACGGCACGCTCACCAACCAGTCGCACAGCTACAACAACTGCTCGGGCGGCTCGACGTTCGGCTGGGAGCTGCAGTCCGACGCCGTCGCCGACTACCAAGCAGGCACCCAGGCCGGGTTCGCCAACGCCAACGAACCGAACGCCTTCACCTGCGACACGACGCTCAACTGCAGCGTCGCGCCTCCGACGCCCACCAGCCCGGTGCCTGTGTTCGAGCTTGTCCGCACCCAGAAGCTCATCGCGCCCCAGCCCGAGACCATGCAGATCGTCGGCCTCGTCACGCGCGCCAACAGCAAGTTCACCGTCGAGTACGGCGGGCAGACCACCTCCGCCATCTCCGTGGACGCGCTCGCCGCCACCGTCCAGACCGCGCTCAACCTTCTCTCCACGATCATCGCGGACGGCGGTGTCACCTGCGCCGGAACCCTCGCCGCTGGTCTCACCGTCACTTGGAACGTCAACGGCGCTCGCTCCGCGCTCAACCCGAACATCAGCACCGTCAGCCCCGGCTGGTCGTGCCAGATCGAAACCCAAGGCGGCACCGGCGGCCAAGTCGAAATCCAGACCCTCGTCGTCGCCCCGTACTGCTCGCTCATCGTCCAGGACAACATCCTGCCCGCTTACTCCGGTGCGCTCGGCACGCGCGAACTGTCCTTCAACGTCACCGCGCTCAAGTGGTACGACACGCTCACGCCGAACCCCAACGCACCCACCGAGCAGGTCTCCGGCCTCCAGTTCCAGGATGCCCGCGTCACGCTCGCCTGTTGCCCACCTGCGCCGACCACCGCGCCGACCCTCGCCAACGCGGGCGGCGGCCTCGTCGAAGCCGGTTCCCACACCTACGCCGTCGCGTTCGTCAGCAACCTGCCCATCTACGCCAATCCGGTGCCCGGCTTTACCTCGGGTGGCTCTCCGGCCAGCCCGACCGCGGCCATCGTTCTCGGCGTCGCGTCCACCGTCGATCTCACCAACATCCCGCTCGGCCCCGCTGGCACCACCGCCCGCAAGCTCTATCGCACCCGCGTCGGCGAGACCGAACTGCGCGAACTCGACACGCTCAGCGACAACACCACCACTGTTTACACCGACAACATCGCCGACGCCGACCTGCTCCGCCCCCCACCGCCCGACGAACAGTTCTGGTACCTCAACATCACCGGCGTGTTCGACTTCAGCGGCACCAAGCTCACCTTCCCGCTCTGGCAGGGCTACAAGACCAGCGGCCTCGACCCCACCGGCACCTACACGCGCTGGTTCCTCAGCGTCGGCTTCGACAACCGCCTCGGGTGCGACGATACCTATCGCTCCGTCGCCGCCATCACGCTCAGCGGCACCTTCTGACATGGCCACCGCAGGCGCTCGCAAACGCTGGTTCAAGGAGATGACGCCCCGCGCCGCCGAGCTGGCCGCTGAACGCTGTGCGCTGTGCAACGGCGATGCTCCCCTTGGCGGCGGTGTCATCCACCACCTCGAATATCCGTTCGGCTGCTACTACATGGACGTGGAAGCGATGCTTCGTGCGGGCATGGTCCAATGGCTGTGCCTCGACTGCCACGGCTACATCCACGGGCACGACAAGCCCGATGGACCGCTCGCCAAGGCACGCGAACAGCACGAACAGCTTGACGCTGAGTGCGACTCCGCTGCGTCCCGCGACAGGTAGCCGTCCAAGTTCGCGCTTGCGTATGCGCCTTTCTGAGCGCACAAGTGCATTGTGGCCGAAGGCGACATCATCCTGCGCACAGCGGTAAGCCCGTTCCCGCCGGGCTATTGCCCCGCTACAAACCAGCAGTTCGCCGACGACATCGCCGCTGCGCTCGAAGTGTTCTTCCCCGGTGAGTTCGCGCTCACGATCAAGTCAAGCAACCAGCCCACCGTCGAGCAGCGCAGCATGACGTGGAACAAGACCGACGCGAGCACCGGGCAGTCCGTGGGCTACTTCGAGTGGAACGTCGTCGTGGGGCAATGGACGAAGAACCACTGGCCCGGTGGCGTCATACCGACCTACGAGCGGCGCATCTTCGTCGGCACGTTGACGCAGCTTTCCGTGTACGATGGTGGCGAGGCAGGCACGATTTCGCAATCGACAGGCAGTTTCTGGGTGCAGGACACAGCGTTCACGGACAAGTGGCCGCTGGGTGTAGGTTCGTTGATAGCAGCACCGCTCGGAACGCTGAGTGTGTTTGACGACGCAGTGCCGGGCGTACCTGACGCGATTGGCGTCTATGTCATCAAGCCGTCGAGCAGAATTTGGGACCGTGCCGTATGACGCTAGACCTGCTTCCAACTCTTGCGCAGCCTGATTCTCGAAATCAGCGAGTCGGCCACGCCGTAGCGTTGTGCAATCTTGTGGATGGTGCCACGCGCAGCACGAATTTGTTGAACCTTTTCTGTGTTGAGCTTCGCAAGCGGGTGCTCTGTGCCTATTGGGCCTTTGCGCCGACCGCGTTCCATCATGTCGCGGGCGTTGTCGATGACATTACCCAAGTAAAGGTGTGCCGGATTGCAGCATGGAGGATTGTCGCATTTGTGAAGCACCCATTTGCCTTCTGGAATCGCGCCGCGCGTAATCTCCCACGCTACCCTGTGCGCTTTTTGCCGTTTGCGGTTGACGATAACGCGACCATAGCCTTGCGGTTGGAACAGACTACCTGTCCACAACCAGCACTCGTCCGGCGACCCCTTTTTTACCTTCTCCCAGAAACGGTCAGCCAATGTTCCCCAGCGAGCATACGCCGCCGCCTGCGCCCACTCTCGACTTCTTGCTTTTGCTTCGCCCGTTCCCGCTTTGCCGCCTTTGCGTCCGAGAATCGCGGCTGCTTCAGAAACCTTGTTCATTGGATGACTATGAGCAATCGCTTGCGCATGTCAAGAAAGGTCGTATGCTAACTCTTGGCGAGGTTAAGGCTACGCGGATCAACGAGACGGTCGGTGTGTGTACTGACAAGCCAACCTTTCTTGCGTTGCTCAACGAATCTGTGCAAAGACTCATGACGAGGGGCGGCTGGTGGAACACCGTTGCTAAGTTGAGCGTATGCGTTCGTTGTAAAGGTGTCACATGGCCGCGCGAAGTGGACACAGTACTTGCGGTCAATGTGTGCGGCAGACAAACGCCCGTGTCGGATTACTGGTGGAGTTTTCTTGCGATGAATGGCGCGGACTATCGCTGTGCACAAACTCGATGTGGCAACGTGGTTGTGCAGCACGATGGCGAGGTCGTCGTTCAAGCACAGTTGACCTGTGGCAACGAACGCTACATCCGGGCCTTCGCCGCGTATCAAGCGGACTTGGGCAAAACGATAACGCTGTTCGGCATCGACGCGAATGGCCAAGAAGTTTTCACCAAGCGCGACGACGACACATGGTTGCCGGGCATCGTTTTGACGCTGGCCTCGCCTTACGTGGGCACGCCCTTCCAGTTCCGGCAGGTCACGAGAGTTTTGAAGGATGCGACGATGGGGCCAGTGCGGCTTTACGCTTACGATGCGACGAACGAAGTTCTCGAAGATATGGCGGTTTATGCGCCGAGCGTGCGCAGCCCATCGTTCCTGCACAGCACGATTACCGGGTGTCGGCGTGGTTCCTGCAATGGGCTTACTAGCGTCACGGCCTTGGTACGGATGCGCTTCACGCCCGTCGAAATCGACGAGGACCTTGTGCAGATTGACAACTTGTCGGCGTTGAAGTTCGCGATGCTGAGCATCCGCGCCGAGAATGCAGGCGAAACGGACGAGGCGCTTCGGCTTTGGTCACGCGCCATTCACGAGTTGAACACTGAACTGCGCTCGAAGCTGCCCGAGGATTCGTTGCCCATCAGCATCACGCCGTTCGGCTCTGCCACACCGCGCAGTGTGGGCGTTGGCCTAATTGTTTGACCTATGCCATTACGCGACATCGACTACAACGACCCTGCATGGCTCGCACGACTCGCGTCCGTGGGCGAGACGTGGGGCGCACCGGGCGGCGTTGGCGGCAGCACCGCAGGCGGCGGCGGACCTACGCCACCGTTCAATCTCAACGCGCCGAGTCGCACCGGCCAAGGCCCCTTTGGGAACGTGCCCGGCGCGATTGGCTTGCCCTCACCCTACAACGACGTGGCAGGCGTGTTCCCCAATCTGAGCGGCAACCTCTCCGGGCTGTCGCGCAACATCGGCAGCGAACTGTCGGGCGAACTTGGCCCGGAGACCATCGCGATGCTCCAGAACACCGCCGCGCAGTTCGGCATCGGCGCAGGCGTGCCACTCTCGCCATTCTCCGGCGCACAGGGCTTGCGGCACCTTAGCCTCACCGCCGAGGGACAGCGTGCCAAGGGCATCGAGCATCTGCTGGGCGCACTGCCGACTGTGTCGCGCACGCTCACCGTGTCGCCCGAGACGCAGCTTGCCGTCGCTGACCGCAACGCGACCCTCAACGCCGCGCCCGACCCGGCAGCCGCGGCACGCGAAGCCGAGCGCCTGTTCAACGCCTACATGAAGAAGCTCGGCGGCGGCGGCGGCATGAGCTTCGGCGGTGGCGGCGGTGGCGCACCGCGCAACGTCAACGCGCCGGGCGGCTTCACTCCTTGGG